GCCTCGCCGCCATCACCTACGATCCGACCGACGCGGGCAACTTCCCCGGCGACGGCCCGCTCCGCATCGGCGGCATCAACGTCAGCGGCGTACCCGAGACAGGCGAGAACCTGCCGTCCACGCGCTCGCCCGCGGCGAAGGAGCAGGAAGCGGCGCTCAAGATCGTCCGCGATGTCTGGGGCGGCACCGGCCGGGTGCGCGCGGAGACCACGAAGTACCTGCCGCAAGCAGCGGGCGAGGACCCGGCGAACTACCAGTCGCGCCTCGCGCGCTCCGTGCTGTTCAACGTCTTCCGGCACACCGTCGTCGGCCTGACCGGCTTCATGTTTCGGAAGGATCCCGAGTTGGGCGACGACGTGCCGCCGGCCGTTGTCGAGCACTGCGAGAACATCGACCTGGCGGGCACGCACTTCGCGGTGTTCATGCGCGACCTCATGGCGGACGCAGAGGTCGCCGGACACGCCGCGATCCATGTAGAGTTTCCCGCTACGGGCGGCGACCAGAGCGCGGCGGATGAACAGGGTGAGACACCGATCCGTCCGTATTGGATACCGATTCTAAAGGACAACATCCTGAGCTGGCGCACGGTGGTCGAGGACGGTCGCCTGATCCTCACGCAACTCGTCCTGAAAGAGTGCCAGTGGGTGCCGGATGGCGCGTTCGGCCAGAGGGAGCAGACGCAGTACCGGGTGCTCTTCCGCGTGGATGGGATGGCGGGCCCGGTGGTCGGGTTCCAACTGCTCGAGATCACCGAGCAGAAGACAGTGGTCGAGGTTGGCTACGGCCTCTATCCGACGCAGGTGGAGATCCCGGTCGCGGAGATTCCGACCGCTGGCCGGAAGGGGCTGTTCGAGTCCGACCCGCCCCTCTTGGACTTGGCGTACCTGAACATTGCGCATTACCAGACGCGCAGCGACTACGCCAACGACATCCACAAGACCTGCTGCCCGATCTGGGTCGAGTGCGGCGTCGACGACGACGACACGAGCCCGCTGATCCTCGGCCCGAATACCGCGCGGCGCTTCCGGGATCCGAACGCGAAGGCCGGCTACGAGGCGCACACCGGGCAGGCGCTGGGCGAGGTCAAGCTGGCGCTGGACGACCTGCTCCGCGACATGGCCGCGCTCGGACTCGCCGCGCTCGCCAGTCAGAAGCGCGCCGCCGAAACCGCCGCCTCGAAGCAGATCGACAAGGACGCCAGCGACTCGGCGTTGAGTGTCACGGCGCGCGGGGGCGAAGATGGTGCCGAGCGCGCCCTCGGCTTCCACGCGCGGTACATGGGGCTCGACACTGGCACGGCAATGGGCGGTGGCTCGGTCTCGATCAACCGCGACTTCGAGGATCAGGTCATGCGGCCCGAGATGCTGACGGCCTACGTCGGCGCCGTGGCGAACGCCGGGCTGCCGCCGCGCATCCTGCTCGAGGCCATGCAGCAGGGCGGATTGATCGGGCCGGACGTGGACTTGGAGCAACTCGAAGCGGAGATGGCGGCGAATGCGCAGGCGGCGGCCGACGCGAAGGTGGCGGCACAGAAGGACGCGCTCGCGGCCGCGCAGATCAAGGGCGGACAGCAGCCCGGCAACGCGGCCGGGAAGCCGGGTGCGATGCCGCCTGACGCGAAGATGGCAGCATGACCGTACTCGCGTGGGACGGCAAGACGCTCGCCGCCGACAAGCGCGCCACGAACGACGGCTACTGCAGCACCGTGACCAAGGTGTTTCGCTCGAACGACTGTCTCATCGGAATATCGGGATGCTTGGCGCGCGGCCATGCCATGTATCGCTGGTTCGTGGCGGGTCAAGATCCCGAGAAGTTCCCGAAGGAAACCACCGACGACTGGGCGCTGCTACTCGTCATATTCCGCGACGGCACGGTGTGGAAGTACGAATCGCGCGAACATCCGTTCGTGATCGAATCACAACCATGCGCGGCCGGAAGTGGGCGGGATTTTGCGTTGATGGCGATGCACCTCGGCCACGACGCGCGCCGCGCAGTAGAGTTGACGTGCGAGCTGTCCGTCGCGTGCGGCAACGGCATCGACACGCTGGCATTCGACGATTCGCCGTGACCGCCTCCGACCTCGCCTACTTCGTGCGCCAGCGCGCGCGCATGGCCGGGATGCAACCGAACATGGTTGCCGCGCTCGTCAAGGCGTTCGAGAACATCCGCGAGAACCTGAGCGAACGCGAACTAGCTGAACTCGTGCGCACCGGCGCGATGGACCAACTCCTCACCGCCGTATTCTCGGACGAGATACTCGACCGCGCGTTCTTGCCCGTCAGTACGCAGCTGATGACGACAGTACAGCGGGCGTTTCAGCAGACGATTCCCGACCTCCCGAAGGGTGGAATGGTCGACGGCGTAATGGCCGTGATGTTCGGACACCTGAACCCCGTGGTGATCGACGCCATTCGGGCGTTGGATACGAAGGTCATCGAGAGCCTGAAGGCCGACGTGCGCGACGCAGTGCGGTATTACGTGCAGGCCGGACTCAAGGAAGGTGCGTCAGTCTCCAGCATCGCGAGCGCGTTGCGCGATTACATCGGATTGGGTCCGACGCAGGTACAAGAAACGCTGAACTTTCGGGACGCCCTGCTCGGACAGAACGGGCGTTCGATGACAGACTACACGCTCCGCAACCGCACGGTCGACCGGCTCATCAAGAACAACGGCGCGCTCACCCCCGCGCAGGTCGACAAGTACACGGCGGCCTACCGTGACGCGCGCATCGCGCAGAACACAAAGACGGTCGCGGGTACGGCGATGAAGGATGCCTATAAACTCGGCCAGCAGACCACGTGGGAAAACGCGCGGGACGCGGGCGTCGTACCGGACGGCTTCGAGATTATGAAGACGTGGGTCGGCGTGATGGACGACCGTGAGCGCGACGAGCACATCGAGATGGAGGGCGAGACGGTGCCGATGGACGACACCTACTCGAACGGCAACGATACGCCGGGTGACGACACATACAACTGCCGCTGCATTTCGCGCTTCTCGATTGAGCGCACTGATGACGTACTGGCGATGGGTTAGCTTGCAGGATACTCTCGCACGCAGAGCGAACACCGCATGACCTCACGCGCCGCCCGCCGCCGCGACATGAAAGCCGCCCGCAAGTCCGCGAAGCACGCCGGGCCTGCCCCGCAGACCATCACGCTCGAGAACCCCGTCGCCCAGAACTACTCGACGTGGATCATCGGCAATAGCTTCGCGTGGCAAGCGCGCGCGCTGGCGGAGATCGAGGGGCACGTCACGCCGGAAGTCTACGCCGAGCTCGTGAAGGAGTTTACCAGCCATCGGCCGTCCGGCGCGTACGCGGAAAGCAAGACCTTCCACGACGGCATTGAGGCGTTCGCCGCGGAGCGCTATGTCATCCCCGCCGGCAGCGCGAAGGGCCAGCACATTGTCATCGCCGGCGCAGGGCCGTCGCTGAACCAAACTGCTGCCGAGTTCTGTCCCGGTGCCGATCAAGTCTGGGGCTGTAACTCCGCGCTCACGTGGCTCGCCGACCACGGCCACAAGGTCACGCACGGCTTCACGGTCGACCAGACGCCGCATATGTGCGCGGAATGGGCGACCGCGCCGGATGTCGAGTACCTGCTGGCTTCGACGGTCCACCCGCACCTGGTCGACCTCCTCGTCTCGCGCGACCGCCGGTATCGCCACTTCCACAACTTCGTCGGCATCAAGCGCCCGCCCGTCCAATGGGCCGATGACGACGGCAGTCAGCGCACGATGGGCTACGAGGAGTGGCTGTACTGCCTGCTCTACCCGCCGACGCTGATGGCGGGTTCCGGCCTGAACGCCGTGACGCGCGCGATCGACGTGGCGCAACACATGGGCGCCGAGAAGATCACGGTGCTTGGCGCGGACTGCTGCCTGCAGATGACCGGCCCGTCGCGCATCGACTTGCCGTTCGGCTCGCCGGAACACCTGACGTGGTTGCGCGAGCACACCGTCATGCACGCCGATGGCGGCCACGCGCTCGCGTCGGAGGCCACGGCGATCACGATGGGCGCGACGATCGACGGGCGGTACTGGCTCACGAAGCCGGATCTCGTGATTACCGCGCAGTGGCTCGCGCGCATGGCGCACGCCTCAAACGGCCAGATCGAACTCAAGGGCGATACCCTGCCGGTGGCGCTGTACGACAAGGACGAATCGTTCTGGAAACGTATGCCGAACTTCCAAACGGCGGATGGGCGAATTGCGGCGGTGCCGCTGATGAATCAGGTGCCGGTCACGATGACGACGGCGGCGGCATGACCGCTCCCGCCGATCACGTCTTCACGGTCAACCCCCTATTCGAGGATGTGTCGAACCCGAGTAAACTAACCGACCGGCTATGGCTCGCTGGCGCGGCAACCGCTCGGCAGCACGACGTTCTGCGAAGCCTCGGTATCACGGCGGTCGTGAACCTAACCCCCGACGATTACGGATGCGAAGAGGCCGGATTCAAGGTCTGTCACATCCAGATTGACGACGCGGCCGCGCTCGACACGGAGCCGATTGTTCGCTTCCTGTCAACGATGGATGAGTGGGAGCGGGACGGCGATGTGGTCCTGATTCACTGCCACGCCGGAATCTCGCGCACGTCGAGTTTCGCTATCGCGTGGCTGATGCACCGCGCGGGCGCGAGCCACGACACCGACCTGCGCGCCATGTGGAGCCGGTTCGAGGATGCCGTCGGTGCCGCGCGCCCGATCATCATGCCGCACTACCTACTCAAGCGCGCCATCCTCAACCACTTCGACGCGAGGGCCGCCTGATGGCGATGTTCGAGTACACCTGCACCGGCTGCGGCCGCACCGAGAAGCACCTGCGTCCGTTCGCGCGGAAGTACGATCCCGCGACGTGCTCGGTGTGCGGCGTGCTGATGCGCGCGGTCGAAATCAGCGCCACGCATGTCGAGCCGGACGGCATTTATTCCTATTGCCCGAACGTAGGCGACCCCGGCCAGTTCGAGCGCCGCCTGATCGCGCAGAAGAACGGCGTGAAGGTCATCAAGAAAGAAGCCTGATATTACCCTGCGCAATGTATTAGCTTTAGAGTAGGGATATAACGCAATGCATTAGCGTTTAGTCTCAAGACAATTCAGGGCCGCGGAGACCATGCGCGGCTGCTCGGTAAGCAGTACGGGGTCGACTGTCCACGATTTCACGTGGAACGTCGACCTTTTGTTTTTAACTCGAACGCACGGGCTGAGCCTGTGCAGGAGAAGCCGGTGGCCGGCGAAGCAGCGACGTTCACGCAGGAGCAGGTCGACGCATTGGTCGCAGAGCGGCTCGCGTCAGAAACGGAAGGGCTGAAGCGCAATCGGGACCAGACGCTCAAGGAAGCCAAGGCG